AGTATAATTCCAAACAGTTTGCACTGTATTAACTATGCCTGTTATTTGAGAAGAGTAGTAATCATTAACATTTACAGAGTCTAAGCGAGCAGGAATATGGTAAACTGTTGTTAAAACAGAGTTTTCCAAACCCTCATTCGATACATTAAATAATAAATCATAATATCTTTCGCCAGTTGGAGAAACAAAAAGTTCTGCGTTTCTTTGCTGAGTTAAAATAAATGATAAATTTCTTTGATTAGTCGCAAAATTAGGACTAATTAAATAAGGATCAACATTTCCAACACTAGCTCCAGTGGAATACAGAGAAACTCGATAAGAGAAATCAATATCTTCTTGAGCTACCTGTAGTTCGTTAGATATTTCGTTATCGTAAATATCAGAGTATGTAAAATTAAAAGTTGAATCTTTAAATTTAGAATAAAAAAATGCAGTACCAGTCCCTTGAGAATTTTCAGGGGGATTAAAACCGCCCGCGATTGGTGATACGGGAGGCGGTGGAGGCGGTGGTGGAGGAGCGGGTACAGGCGGCGTAGGCGGTGGCGTTGGCGACGGAGTAGGCGTCGGCGTTGGGGTCGGCGTCGGAGTTGGCGTTGGCGTCGGAGTTGGCGTCGGGGTCGGCGTCGGAGTTGGCGTCGGGGTCGGCGTCGGAGTTGGCGTTGGCGTCGGAGTTGGCGTTGGCGTCGGAGTTGGCGTCGGGGTCGGCGTCGGAGTTGGCGTTGGCGTCGGAGTTGGCGTTGGCGTCGGAGTTGGCGTTGGCGTTGGCGTCGGAGTTGGGGTAGGCGTCGGGGTCGGCGTTGGGGTAGGCGTCGGGGTCGGCGTTGGGGTAGGCGTTGGGGTAGGCGTTGGAGTCGGAGTTGGCATAATACTATTAATTATTAATTCCAAACCCCTTAATAATTCCATTACTTCTTACAGGGGCAGTGTAAGAAATAACTTTTAAACCACTAACTGCTGTTGGAGAAATAGGATTCGGGTATGAACCAGTATTGCGAGCAGTAACCTTCAAAGAGAATCTTCCCACTTCTGATTGATCTTCAAATACTATTGAAGTTCCAGTGACGCGGTTTTTAATACTGCGATATTTTGGAGTCACTAATTCCACATCATAAGCATTTGCATTATTAACAGCAGACCAACTGCCAGAAATATCAGCAGTATCATTTTGAGCATCAAAAGCTCCAGTAATAAATGTTTGAATCTGTGGATACGATAATTGATATAAAGCTTGATTGTTTACGGTTTCTGAATTACCTTCGGAAACTTCAGTTCTTCTGTCAGATGGGAAGGCTGCAAAGAAATCATTAAGTAATCCAGTTTCTCCCTTTTCAATTTCTGCGAATTTGCCAGTATCGAATTTTGAAGCAATGATTTCATATTCGTTCAAGTTTAATTCGCGAATAGATTGAATTTTGTAAATCTCTTGCTTGGTATTAGCTAGAGTAATAGAGCATGGCGCTCCTGGTTGAATTTCTTGCAGCAAAGGCAACCCGCTAGAGGCTGGATCAATATAAAAAACCGAACCATAATCCACTGGATTAACTGAATCAACTACACCACTGCCAGAAGCTTGAAAAACAACAGACATTGGAATATCTGTTTGGTAAAGCTCTGAAATATTTAATTTCGAAGGACTCTTTGCTAAATTATAAAAATCATTTACTTGATTCTTGCCAGTTGGAATTAAAACGGAAATTTCATTCAACAATCCAGTTGTAGAAAAGTCGCTTGACTTAAGAGAAATGTTTGTATAAATAGAATTATTCGCAAAATCAGTTGACAAAACTCGACCAACATGCTTCTTTAATGAAAACACTTCGTCATTAATGGAAATCAAATCTCCAGGTCTGCAAAGCAGAGTTTCCAAACCTCCAACGAAAGAAACATTTTGGTCTTCATTAATAGTCGAATAAATAATATGCTGACCAATTCTTTGAGCATGAGCGCGACTAGTAACGCCAAAAGTTGAAGCCGCAGTTCTTAAAATACCTCTATTTTTAATATCGTCAGGGTCTTCAATGTATTCTATTTTCTCTTTAAACAAATCTTCTCGGTCTAAGTAAGAAACTTCAGCCACATTATATTGCAAATCTCTACGATCATTGCTATATGTGAACATACCTTCCTTCACGTTGGCGTTGTTAAAAAATGCCATGATTGGTTTCAAACGGTCATTTGTGAAATTAATCTCTGAGTTTGAATAATACATGTTTCCTCTGAAAGAAGAAACAATTGATTTTAAAAGATCAAACACATTAGTTTTATCCGCAATTACACCATTAAAAGAATATCGAGGTTCAAGACCGCCATCAAAAGATGGAACACCTTCGAACACTCCATTTTCATCCACAGCATCACAATATCTGGCAATTTTATAAAGCTCCCAAAAGTTAACTTGCTCAGGAGAAACAAAGTTTCCTAATCCATATCTTCTATTAATTAGCAAATCAAAAATAATCCAAGCTGGGTTATCTGTCCAAGCAAATTTAAAAGTTCCATCCCAATTTCCAACATACACAGTTTCCCTTGGGGATTGCAAGTTTTTGGTAGATATGAATCTCTTATCTACTCCATTAGCTTTTAATGGAAAATAATTAGAAGGCACGAAAACCTTTTTAAATCTAGCATCATAACTTCTTGGGGGAATTTCACTCAAACTGCGAGCATCTAATTTTAATCCGCAAACAGTAGAGTAAGGATAAGAGAAGGGAAGATTAATAATTTCACTAATCTTGTCCAAGGAGATTTCTCTACGAATGAGGGAAGAGTAAGATTCGTAAGTTGTTCTATAAACGCGAACAAAACGATTTCTACCAACCTCTGATGGAGGTAATTGAATTGGAGTAGCAATATTTTCAGTGCCCAAAATAAATCGGCTGTATTGCCGAATTGAACTCGCATTTTCTTCTCGACCAATATCAATAGTAACAGGTGATTCCACCAAACCTTTTACTTGATAATTTCTTGAAGTGGTAACAGTTTCCGTGCCATCCATATCTTGATAACCAGCTTCAATTTGAAAACGAATAATTGAAGGTATTGGAGTTCCAGCATCTACTTTATCTTCTTTAGTTGTTTTGCGTTTATATTTACTTAAATATAATTCTCTATGAGCAGTATCTCTCAATACTCTTACAGACAAAGATGCAAAAACCTGATCAACATTAGGATTTAAAATTAAATGCGTTACAGGAACGGCTGGGTCAGCAGAGTATTTAACATATTGGCTATTCCAATTACTATAACTATAAGTTCCTTGACCAGTACCTCTATTATCTTCACTGCCTTCTGGACGATAAGCAAATTCAAGAGAGGCTCTTAATAAAGAGGCCCAAATATATCTATCAGTATAACCACCGCTTACTTTTTCGGGGTTTACCACATAGTCAAATGAATTATAGAATAATGAGTTTTTAAAATTTAAATCATTAATTTTAGATAAACTATCAATAAAAACTGTATCACTAGCTAAAAGAGAAGCTTGAGATACGATTGGACCAGACGGACTATTTGTAAAATTATCTACATACTTATTTGAACCATTCTCATAAGTAACTACTCCTTTAAAGCATTTAGAAGCTTTATCTAAAGTAATAATAAATTTAACATACCACTCACCTTTCCACATAGTCTTGCCTAAATACGCTTTAAAAGTGAATGTCAAAATATTAAATAATTGTTCATAATCATCGTCAGCATCTTCTTGAAAACTCTTGTTCCAAGTATCATAGTTGGGAGATGTGTTATCAATTGATTCTTCAATAGATACTAAATTATACTTACTGCGACCTACTAAAATTTGGTTAACTAATTTATTTAATTTAGTGTCATTACCAAATAAACCCGAATGAATTTTTTTATATTCATCATATTCACTAGAAGAAACATATTCTTTTAATAAACCAGAAATAACACCAGAAATTGAAGAAGGGCTATTGGGATTATAACTAGAAATAACCGTTTTCTTTGTTGAGCTTAAGAGAGTCTGTGTGCTCCTACCTTTAGCAAAAGGGCCAATTAACTGAGTGTTGTAAGATGAATCAAGATAAGTTTTATTAAATAAACTCAGGGGTTTTTGTAATTCGTCGCCATTTCTGATTTCAAAAGTAGCATTTGCAATATTAAACTTCGCAAAAGGTTTAATAATGTTTAAATATTTAATATTATTAATAATGGCATCAACACCATTCTGAACAATTATATCATCTTGCTTATAAAAAAATAAATAAAACTCTCCTTTAATAAAGGACTGATCTGAAGACTCGCTGCTCTGAAAATATGTTAAATTGATTTTTTTAGGAGCCAGCATTAATCTTTTTCTTTGGATTTCTGAAGCCTCCAAAGGCAAATAAATTTGATGATAAATATCACTATCTAATTCCAACAAATCGTCAAGAGAATAAACATAATCAGAATCAACCAAGAGATTCAAAGAAATTTTTAAAGCAACAAAAGGATACTCCTCCTGCGTTAATTCTGGTAGAATCGGCAATAAATAATTCTGAACTTCAGCTTGAGAGTTGTAGTTAAATTTTGCCTGCAATAATCTTAATTGTTTAAAGAATGGCGATTGACTTTCATCGGAAATACTAGCATAAGCTGACTTAATATTAGAAATTGATTGATAAATCGAAGACGCAATATTTGTTCTGCCGTCAATAACAGAAAAAGAAATATCATTTTGAGAACCTGTTAAATCTTTTAATTCGTTTGAAAATACTGTTAAGAACTCTCCATTTGAATAAAATTTGCCAGAGAAAGCTTGACCAATAAATGATAAATCAATTTTTTGAACAATGTCAGAGCTTGAAGCGTCAATAGGCTGTCTAATAGGTACATCGTTGATATAGATACCCTCAAACAAACGAATATCATCTAAATACTCTCCATTAGGGTTAACCAATCCATCAATCGGACCGTCAGAAACTAAATCAATACTTTCAGTGTATTCGTAAGCTGAAATAGCTTGCAAGTCCCCTAATTTTGGGGGTTTCAAATATGGTGGCGGTGGCGGTTTTGGCGGTTTAGGTCCACCTGCCCCACCCAAAACACTTAAATTTTTATATACAAAATGATTCATATTATTTACGAGATGGGTCTAAAGTGAAATTTTGGGTTACGCTAGTTAATTCAGAATTAGAACCATCAATAACAGCAGTTTGATTGTTTGATTTTTTAGAAGTTGTATTAACAAACTCATCAGTAAGAGTGAGCGAAAGAGGAAAGGTTTTAATGGAACTCTGAATAACAAAAGAACCCACTTTAATTCTGCCATATACTAATGGTACTGGATTGCCTTGTTCAATAATATTCTCCCTATTAGAGAATGCTAGAGATCGGTTTAATGCGGTAGAAGTTCCTGTTGAGCCAGGGACTTCAGGAAATTCCATTTTACCAGCTTGAACAAAAGAATAAACAGCAGAACCAACCGCAAGGACAAAACTCGCAACCATTAACCATGTAATTGATGTGCCAGCTATAGGCCCACTTCCCAAAATCATAGGGACAAAATCTAATTTTTGAATCTTCTCGTCGCAGAATTTTCCATTTTTAAGCCACTTACCATTTGTAACACAGGTATAATGTATATTTTTTAAAGCCAAATCTTTTAAATCTCTGCGAAATTCAGAATAATTAGCCTCCAAAGCATTCAATATATCTTTAGGAGATTTGGCGGCAAATTTATGAATTTTGCCGTACTTATTGCCTAGAATACCATGTAAATGAACTTGAATCATATTAAACCTTTTACCTTCTTCAGTATATTTACATTTGATTCATTAATTTTTGGCTCGTAAAGTGAAAATTTATCAGAGGGCAAAGAGTAAACAAGAAATGGCAAACAAGTAGCTTCTGAATTATTTTCGTCTTGTTCTGAAAATTTTTCATCCGAACTGGGGTGAGAATGAAACAAACAAATCATTTCATTTTCACTTTGAAACCTCAAGTATTCCACAGGATCAATGCAGAAAAATAAATTTGGCTCAGGAGAGCGATTAGGTACAAATTCTGCAATGTAGTTATTTTTATTTTTTCCTACAAAAGCACAGCATTCAATATTAAAATATTTACTAGAGTGCTCTTTTAAAAAATTAAGAATATTTTCAAGACTTTTATCTTTGACGGAAGGATTGTCCATATTGATATTTATCTGTAGCTGGGAAACCTCCAAAGGGCAAGTATGAACCAGATGAGGATGCAGTTAAAGCTGATGGCACAGTATTATTCACAGTATAGGAACCAGAGGAAACGCCATCACTATTAAGGCCGTTGTAAGTGATTGTTTGAGATGAAAATCTTTTACGACAAGCTCCAATTGTTTTTGAGCAACCATCTTTTTGCCAAGGCGCGTCGTCCAATCCTGGGAAAGTATTTTCGCTAGCAATATGCGCTCTGTTGCAAATATACCACGTTCTGAACGGGTCTTTGTCAGTGGTTGCGTAAATAATTTCTCCCACATTGTAGCTTTTGCCGTAAATCCATTCATTATCTGTGGTTTGAAAATTAAAGTCTCCACTAGGAATATAAGTAAAACTAGAATCGTCTTCTTGACAAACTGGACGACCAAAATAATTGCATCCCAAACCCCTGTATTGCCAGTAGCAATAGCGGCCCAATACTAATCGGGCTGGCACAGAAAAGTTTTCCAAATCAAATGGAGCAGTTAATTCAAACTCTACAAGGCTTTTATTTTCTTGTAGTTTTTGAGAAATAATATAAGAGTCTTTGGAAATTTCAGCCGTTGGGTCAGAAACCCCAAATGGATTAACGCCGCCATCAAAATTAACATCATCAATATATTTTAAGAAGATTTTAATTCTTTCAATTTTAGCATTCTTGAAATCATTTTTTCGACGAAGAACTTGACTAATAGTGTAATTCTGATTTGAAATTCTAATCTTAGGTCGAGAAATACGATTAAAAATATTTGATTCAAAATCTTCCACCTCTACAGCCATTGGTATATAACCAACACTATTTAAAACAATTGATGTTTCAATGCCATTAGAGCAAGGATGAAAAGGAAAGTAAGAATCTGGTTCATTAACCGTATCGTAGTACAATCGGTAAAATTCTAAAATTGCCGTTGGCTCAAGATCAATCAAGTCTTTTGAAATTTTATCGTTAATCGGCATGGCTATAAATAATAAAGAATGTAACTATAAATTACACGAATTTTTAGGAGAAGAGTGTGTTAAAGAAGAATTGTACACCTTATACAAGACGTTTTTTGATAAATCGACACCTTTATCTTTCAAGACCAAGACTCTCTCCAATCTTAATGAAAAAATAGAAAGCTATTTTGGCTACTTAACCGAAAACACAAAAATAATTTATGCGCGTAAAAAGTCTAAAATAATTGGTTTTATAGCTTTTGACTTGGAAAGGAAAACGCAATCTTACTCAGTGCAAACAGCGCACTTGGCAAAATTAAATGCTTGCGAATTTGTTTTTGCCGCTACTGATTGCGACAATCTCTTTGAATTAAAAAGAGCGGCTCATGATATTTTTCAGTTGCTAAAAGAAAAATACAGAGTACTATATATAGTGGGTAACGTAAATCGCGAACGAAAAAAAGACAAATATATTAACACAATAGTAAGAATTTTTAATTTTCAAGTTTTTGATAAAAACGTCGCGCTTTATGAAATACCGTAATAAATTTGATTTTTCTGGCCAATGTTCTGAAAATGGCTACAATGCAGAAAATCTTTTTATTTCGATTGCTGAAAAACAAGG